TTCCTTTCGCCTATCCGCGAAATTACGGGTTTTGATTCTGCTAGGGTTTTGACTATGAACCTACGTATCGAATCTAAGAAGGTCGCCGAATTGAGCTTCGATCCTGAGAACGCTCGGTCGCATAGTAAGCAGAACCTAGACGCTATTCGGGCTTCTCTCGAAACCTTCGGTCAGCGTAAGCCGATCGTGCTTGACTCCGAAGGCGTAGTCGTTGCCGGGAACGGAACTCTTCAAGCGGCTATCTCTTTGGGCTGGTCTGAGATCGAAACGGTTTCAGTCCCGGACGACTGGACTCCTGAGCAGGTCAAGGCTTTTGCTATCGCCGATAACCGAACCGCCGAGCTTGCCGAGTGGAATCAAGAAGTTCTCCAAAAGCATTTAGCCGACCTAGACGCTTCGGGTTTTATGGTGGCAACTATCGGCTTCGAAGCCCCGAAACTTATCGAACCTAACTTCAGTCCCGATTCTGCCGACCAGCCCCGCCTAGATCAGCGGGCTTCTACTATCTGCCCGAATTGTGCTTTCGAGTGGCGGGTAGCGGCTAAGGGTGAAATCGAACCCGTATGACTCTCTTAGTTGCCAACGCTTCTAAGGAAGCCGCCGAGTATGCGGCTAAGAATTGGCATTATTCGAAGTGTTTACCCGTCGGCAAGTTAGTCAAGTATGGGGTTTGGGAGAACGAGAAGTTTATCGGGGTAGTTATTTACTCTCGCGGCGCAAGCCCGAACTTAGGAACTGCTCTTGAACTTGACCAGACCGAAGTTTGCGAACTCACCCGCGTAGCTCTCGATAAGCACGAAGCCCCTGTTAGTCAGATCGTAGCGATTACTCTTACTCAGTTGAAGAAAGACAACCCGGCTCTAAGGGCGGTCGTTTCTTTTGCCGACCCGAAAGAAGGACACGTCGGCGGAATCTATAAAGCGGGCAATTGGTTATTTACTGGGTTAAGTAATTCAGTCGTCGAGTATTTTATCGAAGGGCGTTGGATGCACACTCGCAACGCTTACCACCACCCGCACCGACCGACCGCCGCAAAGCGTGAGAGTCCGGGAAAGTTCCGCTACATTTACCCGCTCGACCGACCTATGCGGAAGCAAGTTTCTCTGCTAGCCTTACCTTACCCAAATGCGGTCGAAGGCTTGAAGGTAAGCCGCCAAGTTTCCGACTTGGAGAAGCAGGTTCGATCCCTGCCGACCGCTCGAAAGAAGAACTAATGGCGCAAGTAGGTAGACCGCCGAAGCCAACTGAGTTGAAACGTGCGCAGGGTAATCCCGGTAAGCGAGCTTTACCCGATAAAGAGTCGGTGATTCTGCTACCCGCAGTTACGTCTATTCCCGAACCGAGCCGCCAACTATTCCAATACGGGCGTGAACTTTGGGATCGAGTCTGGGGTATGGGGCATTCGTGGATAAGTTATACGACCGACGTAGACCTTCTCCTAATGGTCTGCGAGCAAATGGACGAACGAGCGAAACTTAGAACGCAGGTTTGGAACGAAGGCAAGAACGACGAACGTAAAGCCCTTCGTATGCTTGAGCGGGCTATCGTCGATAATCTTTCGCTTCTCGGTTTCACCCCTACCGATCGCAGTCGTCTAGGCGTTGCCGAAGTGAAGAAGCAGACAAAGCTTGAAGAGTTGCTCGCTAGGAAATCTCAGCGTGAGTAGCTTCCCCCCGCAATGGCTAACCCCCGTAAGTGAAGAATCTATGGCGGCGGGCGACGGCGATTACGTCGTCGAGTTCGCTGAAGCGTTCGGGTCTATCGGTAAAGACGGAATAGCGGGGGCTATGGGCGCACCCTTGAAACTCCGGGACTGGCAGAAGGAACTTCTACGCCGGGTCTATGCCCGCGACGAGAACGGCGGGCTGGTCTATCAGCGTTGCCTAATTGGTATGCCCAGAAAGAACGGGAAGTCCGCCCTATCTAGTGCGGCTATCGGTTTGTATAGTTTGCTCGGTGAAGGTATTGGCGGTGGAGAAGTTATCGCGGTCGCCGCTGAGAAAGAACAGGCTCGAATTGTTTTCAATGAAGCAAAGCGTATGGTCGAATCTTCGGAACTTAGCGAGTTAGTCCAAATCTATAAAGACTCGATCTACGTCCCTTCGACTAACTCAGTTTTCAAAGTCGTTTCCGCCGAAGCTTATTCAAAAGAAGGTCTTAACCCAAGCAGGGTAATTTTGGACGAGCTTCACGCTCACAAGAACCGCGACTTATACGACGTATTTTCGCTCGCTATGGGTAACCGTGGCAAGATCGGGCAACTGGTCGCAATCACTACCGCAGGAACTCGCACCGATTCAACGGGTAACGACTCTATTGCTTACGAGCTTTACAACTATGGCAAGAAGATTATTACGGGGGAAATCGTAGACCCTTCGTTCTTTATGGCGTGGTGGGAAGCCGACCCCGAAGGCGACCACAAAGACCCCGCTCAATGGGCTAAAGCAAATCCGGGTTTCGACGATCTAGTTTCGCTTCAAGACTTCGAATCTTCAGTCCGACTAACTTCGGAAGCCGAGTTCCGAACTAAGCGACTTAATCAATGGGTGAACGCTAAGGAAGCGTGGCTACCTGCGGGCGTTTGGGATAACTTGACGACCGAGTTCGAGATAAGCCCGGACGACGAATATGTTTTGGGTTTCGACGGGTCTTGGAATAATGACTCGACTTCGATCGTCGCGGTTATTCTGCCGAAGGAAGAAGGGAAACCGTTTAGGGTTTCAAGGGTCGCTTCTTGGGAGAAGAACTTTGCTATCGACGACGACTCTTGGCGGGTATCTAAGGACGAAGTAACCGCTTGGCTTATGGACTTTACGGAGAAGTATCCGCGAATAAAGGAAATGGCTTGCGACCCTTCGTATTGGTTTGACGAGCTTCTTCTCTGGCAGGAATCGGGAATACCCGTAGTTATGTATCGGAATAGCCCCGAACGAACCGTCCCAGCGACTTCGAAACTTTATGACGCGATTATGAATACTAAGTTCGTTCACAATGGCGACCCGGCTCTAACAAGGCACATAGAGAATTGCGTTCTGAAGGTAGACGCTCGCGGCGCAAGAATCACAAAGGATCACAGACAACCGAAACTCAAAGTCGATAATGCTATCGCTCTACTTATGGCTTACGACAGGGCTTCGGCTAGAATGGAAGAACAAGTTATCCCGCAGTTCTACTCTTAGGCAGGTATGTTAGCTACTCTTACGCAAGCTCTCGGTCTAGTCGCTATCGCTATTGGCGTCGGCTTTATCTTTCCGCCCGCAGGTCTAATCGTCGCAGGTATCGGGCTAACCCTTTTCGGCTTGGCTTTAGAAAGAAGTAAATAATGCTAGGTAATCTCTTCGAGAGTCGAGCAATCAGTTTCCAGACCCTATGGGGTTCGGGGTCGGACATTGAGATTCTGAATCAGTCCGGGACGGTAATCAACAACAAGACTTCGTTCGAGATCGTCGCTTTCTTCTCAGCGGTATCTCTAATCAGCGACACTATTTCGACTCTACCTATGGGGGCTTACCGCCGCGAACTCGGTCAGCGAGTCTACCTAAACAACCGCCCTGCTTGGGTCGATCAGCCCGACGTGGACTCTAGCCGAGCCGCTCACTATCAGCAGGTTCTAGTTTCTCTTATGACTAGCGGTAACTCTTACACAAGGGTTTTTAGAAACAACTCTGGGGAAGTAGTAAACCTAGTCGTTCTCGACCCTAATAAGGTTACGGTTAGCCGTTCGGCTATCGGTCGCAAGATCTTCACTTACGAAGGCGAACAGAACGGTCTGACTAGCGACGACATTATTCACCTAACCGACCTACTCGAACCGGGTGCTATCAAAGGCATTAGCAGGGTCGAGAAACTAAAGGAAGCTCTAGGCGTAGCTTCGGCTCTTCAGTCTTACGCCGCCCGCTTCTTCGGTCAGGGTGCGACGACTCAAGGAATTATCGAGTATCCCGGCAATCTTCTACCCGATCAGGCGAAGCAGTTGCGCGACGGGTTCGACTCAGCTCACAAGGGCTTTAGAAAAGCACACCGCACGGGAATCTTGACTGGCGGCGCAACTTACAAGACCACTACCGTAAACAATGACGCGGCTCAGTTCTTGGAGAGTCGCCGCTTTGCGGTCGAAGAAATTGCGAGAGCGTTCAATATTCCGCTTTCCTTTATGGGTATTCCCGGCACACAAAGTTACGCCAGCGTGGAGCAGAATGCGATTCAGTTCGTAACCCACTGCCTACGTCCATATATCGAGAAGATCGAGTGGTCGTATAGCCGCCTTCTCGGTGCTGGAGAGTTCATCAAGTTCAACGTGGACGGGCTAATGCGTGGCGACTTCAACTCACGAACTACCGCCTACAATTCAGCTCTTCTAACGGGTTGGCTTTCAGTAGACGACGTTCGACGCTTCGAAGATCTGCCACCCGTTCAAGGCGGAAGCGTTTACCGAGTGCCACTTGCTAACGTCGATCTAGCCGCCGCTGGTCTAGTCGAGCAACAGACAAAGGTAGTTATGGCTAAGACTCTTACCGACGCGGGCTTCGACCCTGCCGACGTTCTTGCCAAGCTCGGTCTGCCCGCCATTACTCACACAGGTTTGCCTTCTACGCAACTTCAGTCGGTCGCACAGATAAACCCAGAAGATCCCGAAAGCGTTTACTAATGACTTTGCCTATCGAGTCTGGGCGTTTGACGGTTGGGACTACACCCGTTCAAGTAGACGGCGTAGGCGTTTCCCCTATTCGCATTTACGTTCACAACGAAGAACCGACTAAGACTTTATATGTAGGCAACGGTAACGTTACGGTTCTAAACGGGTTTGGTATCGACAAGTCAAGCGTTCAAGACTTTCTAATCTTTCCGGGTCAGTCGCTTTGGATAGTTTCAGAATCAGCGGGACACGTGGTCAGTTATCTAAGGATACCCGTCTAATGCCTTACTTCATTACGGACGAAAGCTCAGACTGCTCAGGTTGGGCGGTCGTCGATTCTGCGGGCGAAGTTTTTGGTTGCCACGAAACAAAAGACTCAGCGATAAAGCAAGCGGTCGCTATCAGTCTTGGCGACGACGAACCTTTTATGGGAGAACGAAATGAAAATGGCGACCCGATTATTATTAGTGATCTTGACGACACTCTTATTCGTGGTCGTTCTCTAATTCGCAAGACCTACAACTATTTACAAACTCTCGACGGGGCTTTATTCCTAGTTACAGGCAGACCGACCGCCGACGAAGCGGAAACCCGCCAGACCCTAAAAGACTTAGGCGTTCGCTATACTCGACTAATTATGAATCCCGGTTCGCTTGCCGAATCGACCGACTTCAAGAAGGCAACCGCTGAGAAGTTGCTTGAAACTTACAACGTGCTAGAAGCGGTCGAGAATAACGCCGAAACTTTGCGGGCTTACCGTTCGCTCGGTATCAAGGCGACCGACCCAGCCGACCTACCCGAAGAGAACTCGGTTAGGGCTATAAATCAAGAAGCCCCCGCTTATATGAGAGCCGCCGCTCGACGCGGGCTTGAGTATTACGAGCAGGGACTAGCAGGGGACGGCGTAGTCGATCGCACTATCCGAGAAGCTCGACTAATGGCGGACGGTCAAGTTAGCGACGACAAGTGGGTTCGAATAGCGGCGTGGATCGCCAGACACCTAGTAGACCTTGATAGCCCAGACGCAGACCCGAACTCGGACAACTATCCTTCGGCGGGCGTAGTCGCTCACTTGCTTTGGGGTAGTGGACCAAGTAAGCGGGCGGCGGAACGTGCTAAAGATTACGCCGACTCGGTAGTTAGTAGAATTAGGGAAGAAGAAGAAAGCGAACGTATGACTGAAGAAAATCGCGCATTACCGGGCGAACTTACCGTCGGCGACTATGTTGCTTGGCTTATCGGAACTGAAGCCTATGCTGGAGAAATTGTTGAGCTTATGGACGAATCTGCCGAAGTAGTAATCTACAACGAAGAAGATCACGTCTGGCTTCCAACGGGTCTAAAGGTTACCGTCCCTATCGCCGATCTCAAGAAGGTAGACCCGCTAATCGAACCCGAAGAACTCCCAGAACTTACCGAGTCTATGATTATCCCTACCCGGACGAAGTGGCTCAACGCCGCTTACGCTATCAAGGCAAGAATCGAAGGGGTTACGGACGAAGGCAGGGCTAAGAACCCTAACGAAACCCGAATCGCCGACGTTACTTTCGAGCTTAGGGAAACGACCGACGGTATGACTTTCGAAGGCTACGCAGCGGTTTTCAATTCAGACTCTAGCCCGCTACCCTTTATCGAACGTATTGCTCCGGGTGCTTTCTCGAAGAGCCTAAAGTCTAGGAACGACATAAAGCTTCTATGGAATCACGATACGGGAATCGTTCTTGGATCGACTAGGGCTGGCACTCTTCGACTTATGGAAGATAGTTTCGGTCTGAAAGCGGTCGCTTCTCTACCAGACACCCAAGCGGGACGGGACGCGGCGGTGTTGCTCAAGCGTGGCGACGTTTCGGCTATGAGTTTTGGCTTTACCGTTCCTACGGGCGGCGACTCTTGGGATAAGACGGGCAACGTTCGCACCCTAAACCGAGTTTCTCTCCACGAAGTTTCTTTAGTGGCTTTCCCCGCATATAGTTCGACGACCGGGACGACTTCAGTTCGCTCAGTCGAAGGCGGTATCGACGCAGACACTCTCGCAGACGCACTACTGAAACTCGAACTAGGTGAAGAGTTAGAAGCAGACCAAGCAACCCTAGTTACCGAAGTAGTTGGTAAACTTACAAAGACTCCAGAAGTTCAAGAAGTCGAAGGCGATATCTTAGCTCTGAAGAAGAAGAAACTCGATCTACTAATGTTAGGAATCTAATGGCAACGAAAGACGAAATCGAACTAGCGGTCAAGCTAATAAAAGAAGTTGCTGGCGACCCTAGCTCTGGCGTAGTGAAGGAACTTATCGACGCTATCGCAAGTTCGGCTAACCCGGCTAAAGAAGTTCGGGTGAAAGCCGTCGAAGAAACTCGCTAATCGCTCAAGCGAGTTTCCCCCGCCAGACTTCCCCCTTTCGTCTGGCGGGGTTTTCATTGGGGCTAGGTAATGGTTTCGATTAGTCGTAAAACCCGAAACGGGAACGGCTAAGACCAGAGTTCGATTCTCTGCTAGTCCACCGAATCTGTATTACATACACCATTTAGAATTGACTTAGGTTCTGAGTCTGCTCGACCTGCTTCTGTTCTGAGTCTGCTCGGCAGAAAAACCCCCTAATTCATTTATCAAAGGAATCTAATGTCTGAGTTCATCAAAGCTCAAGCAGACGTTCGTTCAAACCTTATCGCGCAGGTTCGAGAAGTTATCGACCTAGCCGAGCAGGAGAAGCGTGGACTATCTGCTGAAGATCTACAGAAGATCGACCGTCTAGAAGCAGATATTGCTTCAGCGGACTCTTCTATCGCTACCGCACAGAAGGTTGCTCAGCGTTCGGCTGAAGCGGCTGAAGCGGCGGCTTCGTTCGTCCCTACCGCTGAAACTTCGACTACCGACGCAGACACTTTGCGCTCGATCGCTCGCGGTGAAATGCGTGGAACTGAGTTCTCGCGTCGTGCGGCTCTAGTGCCTTCTGCCAACACCGTCGGTCAGTCTTTCTATGACCAAGTATTTCAGATTGCTACTTTGGTTGGTCCTATGCTTCAGACTTCAGAAGTTTTCAACACCACTTCTGGAGAGAACCTAGTTATCCCAACCGCTACCGCAATTTCTGGTTCAACCGCTACTGCGGCAGGATCGGCACTTGGCGAAAGCAACCCAACCTTCAGCTCAATTACTTTGGGCGCAACCAAGTTCGGCGCACTTGTTAGTGTCGCTAACGAGCTAGTCGCAGACGCAGGTTTCGACATCACCGCCTATATCGCACAGCAGTTGGGAACTTCACTCGGTATCGCTATGAACACCGAACTTACTACTGGAACTGCGGGTCTTGCGACTTCAGCAGGTTCGGTTGTTACTGGTGGCACAGGCGTAAGCGGTGTGGCTTCTTACGAGAACCTAATCGACTTGGTGTATGGAATTGCCGACGGCGCACGTGTGTTGCCGGGCTTGGGCTTCCAAATGTCTAAGTCAGGTATCGCGGCGGCTCGCAAGCTAAAGGACGGCGCAGGTAACTACATCTGGCTCGACAACGCAGTAAACGGTCAGCCAGCACAGTTGCTCGGTTACCCGGTTTACGAGAACCCAGCAGTTGCGGCAACTGGAACTGGCACAAAGTCAGTTCTGTTTGGACACCTACCTTCTTACAAGGTTCGCGTCGCAGGTGGAATCAGGATCGACCAGTCAAGCGATTACGCTTTCAACACAGACGTTACAACGTTCCGTGGCGTAGTTCGCGTCGGTGGTGGCTTGACCCACGCAACCCACGTAGGTTACTTCAAGGGTGGCGCAAGCTAAACCTTAGAACCTAGTTCTAGACTGGTAGACCCCGTAAGTGCGTAGGCTTGCGGGGTTTACCTTTGCCCGATTCTCTGTTATGCTCTAAGAGTCCGATCCCCCTATTCTCGGATACAGGAAACCCCGTTTACTCAGGTGAGCGGGGTTTCTGCTATTCTCTGGGTATGAGTAAACCTACGCACAAACTAAAGGGGACGGTCAGCGTCTATTCCAATTCGCCCGGACAACCGACCGGGTATGGAGTCCAAGCCGAGCTTCTGATAAACGGTATGAAGCGGGCGGGGCTAGACGTAGCCGCCCTATCGAACTACGGGCTTGAAGGCAACCGATCGACCTACAGAACGCCTTATGGAGATATCCCGCATTACGCTCGCGGCAACGACCCTTATTCGAACGACGTAGCCCCTATGAATCACGCTCATTGGGTATCGCAGAATAAAGAGCAACCTGAGCTACTTATCGGGCTTTACGACTGCTGGGTTATCAAGGGCAAAGGCTGGGATAAACACCCCGTCGCTTGGTGGACTCCACTCGATCACGTAACTATGCCCCCAGCGGTCGAAGCGTTCCTAAAGAAAGAGAACGTAACCCCTATCGCTATGAGTCCCTTCGGCGTTCGCCAAATGGAGTCGAAGGGTATCGAGTGCGAGTATGTCCCGCACGTTGTAGACACTAAGGTTTTCAAACCGACCGCAACGATCGGCGGGCAACCGGGTCGAGAGTATCTAGGCGTAAAAGACGAGTTCGTTGTCGGTATGAACGCCGCGAATAAAGCTTCGGGACTTATCCACCGTAAAGCCTTTAGTGAGAACCTGCTCGCTTTCTCGATCTTCAGACAAACTCACCCGGACGCAGTTCTTTATCTTCACACCGACCCGCTGGGTTCGGCGGGCGGTTGGAATCTTATTACTATGGCTCAGGCTTTCGGTATCCCGAAGGAAGCGGTTATCTTTCCGCCGTTTATCGAATACAAATACGGTATGTCGAATAGGGACTTGGCGGGGCTTTATTCCGCTATGGACGTTCTTCTTGCCCCTTCGTTCGGTGAAGGGTTCGGAGTGCCACAGGTGGAAGCACAGGCGGCGGGGACTAGGGTTATCGGCTCTAACTGGGCGGCGACCCCCGATCTAGTTTCTGAAGCTTCTTGGCTTGTCGAAGGGCAACCGACTTGGGACGCGTCGCAAGCGTCGTTCTGGCAAGTTCCGCTAGTCCCGTCTATCGTTGCCGCTCTTGAAGAAGCGTATAAAGCCGAGCGTGGAGTTTGTAGAACTTCGGTCGAGTTCGCTAAACAGTTCGACGTAGAAACGGTCTGGCAAAATAACTGGCTTCCGACGCTAACAAAATTGCTCAAACAGGCTTGAGATAGAATTAGGGTATGGCAATAACTAACGGATATGCGACTCTCGCAGAAGTAAAAGCCGCCCTTCGTATCGGAGATAATCTCGACGATTCTCTGCTCGAAATGGCGATCGAGTCGGCTTCACGTCTACTAGATAGTTATACCGCCCGAAGCTTCTACGTTGCTGGGACTGCGGTTCGATACTTCACCGCGACTAGCGACTTTCTTACTAACCTAGACGACGCTATCGCTATTACGCAGGTCGCTACGGACGCTTCAGCGGACGGCACATACGACGTAATCTGGCAAGCGGACGACTTCCAACTCGAACCGCTAAACGGGCGTATAGACGGGCTTGTAGTGCCTTACAACGCCATTAGAGCGATAGGCGACTACACCTTCCCTATCTGGGGTGAAGAAGCCTTAGTAAAGGTTACGGGTAACTGGGGCTGGGCTTCAGTCCCTATTGCTATCAAGCAAGCGACGATTATTCAGTCGAGCCGTATTTTCAAACGTCTAGATAGTCCGCTTGGGGTGCTTTCGTCGCCCGATCTCGGCTTTATTCGCGTGGGCGCAAGAATCGACCCGGACGTTGCTCAGTTGGTAGACCCTTATAGGATCGTGAAGTTCGCCTAATGGCTTCGATTACCGCTATTCGTTCGGGGCTTGCTACTAACCTTTTGACCGCTAACGTTCGTAGCTCAGGAACTCTTCCAGCCCTAGTAAACCCGCCCTTTGCCCTAGTCGCCCCTGCGGGCGTAACTTATCACCGGGCTTTCAATAACTCTCTGAGCGAATACTCGTTCACGATCACTCTCATAGTGGGTCAAGCGTCGGAGAGAAACGCACAGAACGCAATAGACCTATACTGCTCTTCTACGGGAACTTCGTCTATCAGACGTGCGATAGAATCAGATAAGACTCTCGGTGGCGTGGCTTACGACACCGTGGTTACCGATATGAGAAACTACGGCTCGACAGTTATCGGTGAAACAACATATCTGGCGGCAGAGTTTAACGTTGTCGTTCAGGCTGACTAAAAGGAAATAATAATGCCAAAAGTAGTAGTAACATCAAGATTCGTCAGTCTAAACGGAACTGACCTATCATCAAGCTTGGCGGGGGCTTCACTCGAAATCACCGTCGAAGAGATCGACAAGACTTCACTCGGTTCGCAGGGCTGGAGAGAAGTTGCCGCAGGTCTAAAGAGTGGTTCGCTAACTCTAAACTTCCAGCAGGACTTCGGCGCAGGTTCAGTAGACGCGACTCTATTCCCGCTCTTGGGAACTGAAGGAACTGTCGTTATTCGTCCGGGTTCTGGAACTGTATCGGCAAGCAACCCCGCGTATAGTGCCACCGTGCTAATCTCGCAATATATGCCAATCACGGGAGCAGTCGGCGACCTTCAGACCTTCGACGTAACTTTCCCAACCGTTGGCGCAATCACCCGCGCAACCGCCTAAACAAAGGAATAGAAATTGAGAATAACCCTACGCGTTACTTTTCTAAACGGAGAAGTTAAAGAAGTTATCTGCTCTGCTAGTGATCTAGTGAAGTTCGAAAATCACTTCAACTTGTCTATCGGGAAACTAGAGCAAGACCTAAAGATTAGTTATCTACTCTTCTTGGTTCACGCTTCGGAAACCCGGACGAAAGCAACTACTCTCGACTTCGATACTTGGGTTGATACGGTCGCTACGGTCGGCGCAAGCGAGGAACTCGACCCAAAATAACGGGTCTAGGCGACGATAGTTCGCATTGGTATATTGCCAGCCTAGCTTGCGAAACGGGTATCGCCCCTAACGTTCTTCTTCAGCAGTCGGACAGAATGCTTTGGACTATGGGGCGATACCTTATTTGGAGAGCTAACGAAATGAATAAACGCTAATGGCAGATATTATCTACTCGAATATTCGTGAGCTAAATCGTCGCCTAGATATGATCGACGTGAAGTTGAAGCGTCAGTTACAGGCGGAAGCAAAGAAACCTGCGAAGGTTATTCAAGCCGCTATCGTTGCCGCTATTCCTAATTCTGCCCCGCTTCGTGGTATGAATCACAGGGGGCGAACTTCGTGGAATTACTCCGAAGATTACAAGGGCAAGATTATCAAGCCGAAGTCGGTTTCGGTGAACTTCAAGTCGGGCGGTTCAAAACGTGCGGCGATTACTTCATTAGTAAAGGTTCAAGCTAACTCTGCGATCGTTTCAATTATCGACACCGCAGGGGTCGCTCGAAGCCCGCAGGGAACTTTATTTATTCGTGCGCTAGGTGGCAGACCTTCTCGCTATGTCTGGCCAGCAGTTGAGCGTAAACTGCCCGCTGTCGAAGCAGAAGTTAGAATGGTCTTAGATAGATACACAAAAATGGTTAGAGTCTAGGAGATTACTAAATGGCTGTTATAGTCCCTATTCTCGCAAAACTCGATCCTAAAGGTTTCAACGACGCTAAGAAAAGTTTTGGAAATCTTAGCGGCAGTATCAAGAAGTCGTTAGCGGGTATCGGTGTCGGTCTAGGTTTAGCCGCTCTTACTAATCAACTAAAAGCCGCTGGTAAAGCCGCCGCTCAGGACGCAAAATCTCAGGGACTTCTAGCTCTTGCCCTTAGAAATACAGTCGGGGCGACTAATGAGCAGATCGCCGCAGTCGAAACTCAGATAACTAAGTTTCAGAATCTTTCGTCGATCGCCGACGACAATATTCGCCCGGCTTTCTCTCGCTTGGTGGTTGCTACTGGGGATATCACTACTGCGACCGGGCTTATGTCGCTTGCTCTTGACGTTTCAGCGGGAACGGGTAAAGACCTAAACGCAGTAAGTTCTGCCCTTGCCAAAGCTCACGGCGGGCAAGCGACCGCACTAAATAGGCTAGTTCCGGGAATCGCCGACGTTACCGACAAAATGGCTTTCCTTCAGGAAACCTACGACGGGGCGGCGGAAGCGGCGGCAGACCTAGACCCTTATCAGCGTCTAAGCCTAATCTTCGGCGATCTTCAAGAGCAAATCGGTATGGCACTTCTGCCTTATCTGAATCAGTTTGCCGACTGGCTTTCTTCTCCGCTTGGTCAAGAGCAACTAAAACTTATTGCTAGGGCTTTTGCTGAGATTGTAACTTCGGTCGCTTCTATGGTTACTTGGCTTGGTAACAATAGTTGGATTGTAAAGACTATTGCTGGTCTTGCGGCTATGGCTAAAGCTTGGGTCGTAATCTTCAACATTACTAAAGCAATTTATGGGGCGCAGAAGGCTATTGCCCTAACCCAGTTTGTTATCAAGGGTGCGGAATCGGGTAAGGGCTGGGCGGCTATCGCTACGGCGGCGGCGGCTCTTGCCGCAGGTATCGGAACTTTCGTTGCTCTCGATCTAATGATCGGAAGCATTAGTAGCAACATCAAGAACATTGAAGAAACAACTACCGACCTAAAAGTTCCCGAAATACCGGGTCTAGATCCCGCAACTAAGGGAACTAAAGCTCTTACTGCGGCACAGAAAGCGGCGGCTGAAAGCGCAAAGAAACTTGCCGCTGAAACTAAAGCGGTAGCAGAAGCCCTAGCAAAAGAGCAAGAAGCCCTTGCTAACTTCGTAAAAGAACTAAACGGTCTAACGACTGCGGTTCAACCCCTAATAAAGTTAGGGCGTGAAATTGGCGAGTTCGAGCAAGCGACGGTCGATAGTTTCGACGCAATCGCCGAGTCGATCGAGCAGGGCGTAGCGAATAAAACGATTATCGCTAGAGCCGGGAAGAACCTTCTCGACTATGTTGCGACCGAACGTAAAGCTCTTACCGCTATCGCCCAGCAACGCGACGAACTTGCTTCTAAGCGTGGACTTGCCGAAGCCCTAATCGGGGACGTAAAGGCGGCGGTCGTCGGTTTCGCTACGATCACCGATCTAGTAAATAAAGAAACCGGGAATCTAACTAGCAACTTTGCGGACGTAGTTTCTAAGACTAAGGCGTTCGCTTCTCAGTTGAAGCAGTTGCGAGAACTCGGTCTAGACAAGAATCTTTACAAGCAAATCGTGGACGCGGGTATCGAAGCGGGCGGGGCTACGGCGGCAGAGATTATCGCTGGCGGGGCTGGGACGGTTAGCGAACTAAATAACCTATTCTCCGAGCTTGAACGGGCTGGGGTGGCTATCGCCGAAGATACCGCTCTAGTTATGTATAACAACGGCGTAGAAGTCGCTGGCGGGCTTGTAGCGGGTCTTATGAGTCAGGAACAGGCTCTAGTCGAAGCGGCTCAGACTCTAGCGGACGCGTTTACTAGAACCTTTAACTCTATGATTACCGATCTAAAAGTCCCGTCGCAGGAAGTCGAGCAGATAACTTTGAGTATCGCCGATATCGCCGCAGGTAATACTGGTTTAGCGGGGGCTAATAGCGGCGTAAGTCGCGGGCTGGCTAACCGCTACCTTAGCGCAACGGGCGGTCAAGGGGCGCAAACTATTACCATTACCGTAAACGCTGGGCTTGGAACGAACGGTAAAGCCGTCGGTCAAGCAATTCAAGCCGAGCTAAACAAATACAACCGTTCGAACTTTGCGAGTGTCTAATGCCGACCGAGTTAGTTGAGATCGGCTTCGACCTTCGGGGTGCGGGTGGACCATTTCTTGTTTTAGACGACCCTATCGCTGGTCAGTTGGACGACCCGGACTGGGTTCTTGGCGGAACTATCTTTATCGACATAACGGACGACGTTACTAACTTTACGATTAGGCGTGGTAAGTCGAACGATATCGCTAACTTCAGTTCGGGCGAATCGGTAGTCGAACTGAATAACCGTCTACGCTATTACGACCCTACTTACGAAGCTTCACCTTATTACGGAAACATTATTCCTAAACGTCAGGTTCGTATCTCGACTAACGGTATTATTCAGTATTTCGGTTCGGTGGACGACTGGAACTTGGCTTACCAGCCGAACGGCGACGCGGTTGCTAACTTCGTTACTTCGGACGGTTTCGCAGACTTGGCTAATACGACTATTACGGCGGGGACTTCTACGCCGCAGTTCTCAGGGGCTAGAGTGAACGCGGTTCTTGACGACCCTACGGTTGGCTGGTCGCCCGATAACCGCAACATAGATACGGGTTCGGCTTATCTTGGGGCGGACGTGATCGCCGCCGATACAAACGCTCTAGCCTATATTCATAAGGTCGAGCAGTCTGAGCTTGGTCGGTTCTTTATCGCTAAGGACGGTAAAGCGACTTTCCAAGATCGAACCGTTGCCCCTTCTTCGGTTGGTCTAATCGAGTTGTCTAATACCGGGACAGGTATCCCTTATCAAGACTTGACGGTTATGTATGGGTCGGAAGATTTGGCTAATGAGATCGTGCTTACTTCGGCTATTACTTCGACTACGGTTGTCGCTAACGATACGGACTCGCAGAACGCTTACGGTATTTACAACCTAACTCTTAGCGACCTTCTGCTAAATGACGACACTCAACTTACCGACACCGCCCTTTTCTTAGCTTCGAAATACTCGCAACCGCAGTATCGGTTCGACTCGCTTAACGTTCGCCTAAATAGTTTGACGACCGGGCAACAGAATCAGATTCTCGGACTCGAACTCGGTTCGGTCGTAAAGGTTACGTTCCTACCGTCGAACCTACCCCCAGCGATCGTTCGCTACGCAGAGATTATCCGTATCGGGCATAGCGTAGATATTGCGGGCGAACATACGGTCAATTTCGGTCTGGCGACCGTCGATCTAACTTACCTAGTTTTGGACGACCCTGTATTTGGTATGCTAGATACTAATAGCAACGTTCTAGGTTTCTAAGGAGTCCCAAATGCCCGGTCTTGGTCGGAAAGTCTTTTCGGCAGGTGAAGTTCTTACTGCCGTAAACGTTCAGGGCTACCTAATGGATCAAACCGTTATGGTCTTTGCTTCTTCGGCGGCTCGAAGCTCGGCTTTGGGGACTGCGGTTTCTGAAGGTATGATGAGTTACCTAGCGGATACTAACGAAGTTACCGTTTACGACGGGACTGCTTGGCAGTCGGTCGGCGGCGGCGGCGGTCTTGAGCCTTTTCTACTAATGGGAGCATAAATAAATGGCAACTACTTCATATAAAGTTCTAGCGCAAGCCGCCCCAAGTGCGACTTCCAATACTGATATTTATACCGTCGGCGCAGGTAAGCAGACCGTAGTATCGACAATGATTATCTGTAATCGTGCCGCTACTGCCGCGACCTACCGAATCGCTATAAGGACAGACGGGGCAGTTCTAGCAAACACCCACTATATCGCTTATGACGTTCCTATCGCGGCGAACGATTCAACGACTCTAACTCTTGGTTTGACTATTGACGCTTCGGACGTTGTAACTGTCTACGCTTCGACCGCTAACTTCACCTTCTCGATCTTCGGGGCAGAAATCGTCTAATGGCAATAACAAAGCTCTCTACGGACGGGATAACTAATTCTGCCCGGTTTGTAAATATGCGGGCGGGTTATTCTGGCACTTCTAGAATAGTTGTTTGGGGAACTGCGGCTCGACTTTACTCTAATGACGGTGCGACTTGGACTCCTACTACGCAATCGACGCTTTCTAGCACTACGACTGCGGCGAATTACCCGATAACTAAAGGCGGCAGAATCTTTGCCCTTCAGGGTCAGGCTTGGAATTGGTCTTACGACGGGATCACTTGGTATTTCACTAACGGAGTCGCGGGCGACGCTAACGCAACGGTAAACTTCTGGGGCGAAATGGCTACTGGAGAAGTCGCTTGGAACTCTTGGTATGGCTACACTCGAAGCCACTTAATGCGAGAATATTCTGGCTACTCTGGGTCGATCGGTTCTTACGGAACGCCTTGGGATATAAACGTCAATGGAATAGCAAACAATGGGGTTGTCGGGGCTTCGTCTATCTGGGTTGTCGCCTTTGGTTCAACTAGCTCAGTTTATTCACTTAACGACGGAGTTACTTGGACTACGTTTAGTCCGGGGGCTGTTTTGCTTTCCCTTCGGTATGGTGGCGACAAGTTTCTTGCTACTACTAATAGCGGGACAACTTATTACACTTCGACTAACGGAACTACTTGGACTTCAAGAAGTTTTCCAACAACACCGCAGAACAGAACTGCGGTCAGGTATACGGGCGGTCAATGGTTTTTAGGTGGTCCTTCTGGCGCACTTTTTACTTCTCCAGACGGTATTACTTGGACTTCAAGAACTTCGGGTGCTGGCGCAAACACTATAAACGGTTTTGGCTTTGCTAATAACTTGTATGTCGCCGTAGGTAACGGCGGTTATGTGGCTACTTCTCCAGACGGCGTTACTTGGACTGCTCGATCTTCAGGAGTAACAAGCGATCTTTATGTAGTAGGTGGAATCTAATGAGTAATTTCTATTTTGAAATCGAAGAAAATGGTTCGGTTGTAATTTTCGACGGCGTAAACCCCGAACCGTTTGTTAGGCAACCTTGCTGGCCAAACGGAACGGAGTGGTCTGGGGACGAAGCTAGCAAATGGGCAGAGCAGGTTATTCTTTCTATCGAAGATACGACTGCCGCTTTTGCTGGAAATAGCCCAGAAGAGCCGACTATCGAACGCCCGGTAATAGTCGAAGAAATCGTCGAACCCGAAGTCGAATCCGAAGCTCTACCCGAATAAAACTTGAAACCCTACGCCCGATACAAGAAAGAATCGACGCGTGGAAGATAAAGTCCCAACGTGGGCGCAAGAACTCATAAGAGAAGTAACTATCCTAAATGAGCGTTTGCCGAATCACATTACTTGGACTGAGCGCAACGTTCTCGATCACGAAAAGCGAATCAGACTTTTAGAGCAGTTCCGCTGGGCAGTTCTAGGTATCGCTTCACTATCGGGGCTTCTCGGTATCGTTCTCGCTAAATTGTTAGGAATATAAAATGTGGCAGTTGCCTTTCCCCGTAGTTTTCGACGAGTTCGGTTCTCTAAGCCCGGAACGTAAACGCCTAACAGGTAAACCGCATAGGGGTTGCGACTACAACGGGTTAGACCCGAAGAGTAAGAAGAAGATCTACAAGTTCGGTAAAGGGACACCGCTTCCAGCGGTAAACGACGGAGTTATCTCGGCGAACTATTGGTCGGAGATTCTTGGTTGGGTCGTTGAGCTGAAGGTTTCTAAATGCCCGTGGGGTAAAGAGCAGAAACCCGCAGACCTTTTCTTTATGTATTGCCACCTAAACGAGCAGTCGCCGCTGAAGGTCGGTAGCAAAGTGAAGTCTGGTGAGTCGGTTGGCGGTGCGGGAACTACCGGGTCGGCTTCGAGCGGCGTTCACCTACACTTTACGCTCTCAAACACTTCGAAGGGCGGGGCGTTAGGCAAAGTCTGGGACGCTCACAAATACCTAACCCGCCGCGTAGCAGAACAGGAAGCGAAACTAAATGGATAGCAGTAAGAAGATTCTCAAGTCGATCGGTATTCGAATCGTCGGTATCTTTATGGCTTTCTTCCTAACGGGTGCGGGTATCTCTGCCCCTACGCCCGTCGGTTGGTTCTGGGGCGGTATGATCGCGGTCGGAACGGTTCTAGGAACTATCGTTACCGTTCTCGGAGTAATTCTTATCTGGAAAGCTCATTGGACGCTTGCCGATATCGAAAAGACTTTCCGGGCGGTCGTTGCTCAACAGGCAGAAGATAATGAGCAGATAAAGGACGCTTTAGAGATTGCCGAAATGGAAGAGTTCGACTGGGCTGATTATGGCGATTTGGACGAAGAAGAGTAGTTTGCTTCGTTGGCTAATTGTCCGACTCTTGACCCTTCAAGCGAGATTCCTTCTTCGCAAGCCTAAGTAGCTCACGCTCGGTCGCGGTCGTCCCGCCCCAGACGCTTTCGGCTTCGTGAGCGGATAGGGCATAATCTAGGCACTTCTGAATAACCGGGCAGGTTTGGCAGACTTCTTTCGCTTCTTTCTCGGCGGATCGTATAAGAGCGGGGTCGCCTTCGGGGTAGTAAAGCAGGTATCTTTCGACGCAGGGCGGCTCTTCGTCTAGGTTACGAATAGATAACATTAGCTCGGAATAGAGTTTGCTTTGTCGGTGGCTCATAGTAGTTTTTACCCTAGCGGATAAAACCCCCGCTGAAAGGGCTACTAATGAAATTACTTACAGACCACGCCCAGATTACCGAAGCTTCTTCTTTAGGAGTTTTCGAGTCTGGTTCTAAAGAGTGGCACGACCTACGCGACGAACCCGGAGTTATTACGGGTTCTATGATCGGCTCGATTATCGGCGTAAACCCGTGGGAGTCGGCGGTTACCCGATACTACAAAGCGATCGGTGCTATACCGAACGAGATTCCAGTTTCGCAAGCTATGGAACTTGGAACGCACTTTGAGCCGTCGATTCTTGACTTCTTCGTAAAGAGCAAACCTAAGTGGCAGTTCTTTACTACGGGAACTTGGGCAAGCGTTTACGAGTCTTGGGCTAGAGCAAACCCGGACGCTCTCTTCATTGACGAGAACGGCGAACTCGGTTTAGTCGAAGTAAAGTTCTCAGGTCGCTACTGGGGCGGGGAAGTCCCTGCTCAGTATCGGGCGCAAATTATGTGGTATCTGGGAGTCTTAGGACTAAAGAAAGCGGTGCTAGTCGGTCTTATCGACTCACGTTTCGAAACTTGGGAGATCGACTTCGACCCGTTCGAGTTCGAGTCTATGCTTCAAGCCGCCAGAGAGTTCCGCAAAGCGTTAGACCTTCAAGTTCCGCCAGACTGGGACGGCGCAGAAAACACTTACGAAACCGCTAAAGCTCTTCACCCCGAAATTGAAGATCGGGAAGAAGAGATTAGCCAGCAACTCGGTATCGACCTTCAGAACACCGCAAACGATATCGACGCTCTAACTACGAAACTTAACGAACTGAAGTCGAGAACGCTCGACCAAATGGGTTCGGCTAAGACCGCCTTTATCGAAGTCGGTTCAGACCGCTTCGTTGTGGCGACCCGGAGTTCTCGCAACGGCGGGACACCGTATCTAACAGTAAAGAAAGGGAAGTAACTTGGAAACCTACGTCGCAATACTTGGAGTCGCTCAGATAATCACCGCTGGGCTTCTAATCTTTGTAGTAATCAAGCTCGGTAAGCACGATCGGGCAATTCTTTCGCTATTCAACACCGATAAGAGTCTGCTTTCGCTTGCTAAGAAGAGCAACGAAATCTTCCAACTGCTCGGCAAGTTCGTAACGAAGGGGAAGTAATGGAGATCGGGGACACTATCAAGGCGGGCGGGGTCGAAGGCGTAATCGTCGAGATTCACGCTACGGACTCGGAGAAGCAGGTCAAGGTTCGCACGAACGAAGGGTCGCTTGCGATTATCACCTACTACGCCGCTAAGAGTAACGGGCTAGACGAAATGAAGCTCGGCTAATGGTCAAGCTAGGCAAGCAGGTCTTTATCGCTATCAAGAGCGATCGGTATGCCGAAACCTTTATCTTCGGTAGTGTAGTCGCTATCGGAACGGTAAAGGACAACCCGGACGCTTTCTGGGTAGAGATCGAAGGGTTATCTTCTCGGTTCTACTCGGATAGAGTTCGTATTACAGAATCAAAACAAACTAAGAAGGGGAAATAAATGGCAACCGCCGCAGAAGTAGTGCTAAGCGTTATGAACGACGTTCAAGGGCTAGCAAAGAAAGACAAGAATCAAGCTCAGGGTTTCAGTTTTCGTGGTATTGACTCGGTTATGAACGCCGTTGGTCCAGCGTTGCGAAAAGCGGGCGGGTTCGTAGTCCCGGCAGTTCAGTCGGTTAGGCACGAAACGCTTACTACGGCTAAGGGGTCGCAAATGAACGCCGCTTACGTCGAAGTTCTTTTCTCGGTTTACGGTGGGGATAACGGCGAACCTATTTCGGGTATCGTCGCCGCCGAAGCCTTCGATTCGGGCGATAAGGCAACCGCTAAAGCTATGAGCGTCGCTATGAGAACGTTCCTGCTCCAGTTGCTTTGCCTACCGACCGACGAACCCGACCCAGACTCTTTCAGTTACGAAGCAGGGAAACCTGCTAGGGACTGGGTAGCGGAAGCGGACGCTCTCGCACTCTCTTACGATCTCGACGGGTTGCGTAAACTTTATGTAGCCGCCCAAGCCGCTAAAGCAAACTCGGCGGTTCTAGAGAAAGTAAAAGCCTATGGAAATGACCTTAACCGACCATAGAATATTGCTCGCGTCGCTGATCGAGATAAAAGAGCTTCACTCGGAACTTTACGAAACTCGTAACCCGAACGCCGCCGAAGCCCTGCGGTTCTCGATCTTCGACCGGGCAGAAAGACTGACTAATGGAAACTACGCCGACCCAGATAATCGCGGAACTTTACCGCATACAAACTGAAGCCGCTAAGGGCGTAAACGCTCTTTACGACGCTGAGTGTAAGTTAGCCGACTCGGAGAACTACTACGATAGGACGCTTCAGTTGGCGTTTATGGACGCTCAGGGGACGGTGGCGGATAGAACCGCTATTAGTCGCCTAAAGGCTTCAGAAGCCCGCCTAGCGGCAGATTTAGCAAAAGCCGAATACAACCGAATCAAGCTCAAACTAAAGCAGTTAGAATTAGCGCAAATGTCTACCCAGACAATAGCCCGCCAACTTGAAACCGAACTGAAGGTCTTACGCTAATGAAACTACCGAAGTCGGTGAAGATCGGAACTCAAGTTTGGGAGATTACCGAGCAGAAGCGCAAGCACTCGGTTACTAACGACCACTTCGGGTTCACTAGCCCAACGAATAATACAATCGTTCTCGACTCTGAGCAGGTTTCGTCTATGAAGCGGGTTACGCTCTTCCACGAGCTTCTTCACGCTATAAAGATTACGTTCGGCGGGTCTTTTCAACCGGGCAAAGGAACTTCGTTCGAAGAGTTAGAGCATTACTTCATTGGGCTTTACGAAGAACCCGTCGTCCTAATGTTTAGGGATAACCCCGAACTTGTAGAGTTCTTGCTCGCTAATGACTAGGAAGCAGTTTCAGCGGTATCTTGACCGCGACGGTGGGTGCGTTCATTGCGGCGATACAGAAACCGCAGTCCCGAATCATAGGGCTAATCGGGGTATGGGCGGAAGTAAAGAGCGGGACGTTCCTTCGAACGTTGTCGTTCTTTGTGCGAACTTGAACGGGCTTATCGAGTCCGATCAGGTCTGGGCGGACGTAGCTCTCTCGAATGGTTGGAAGTTGCGGTCTGGGCAGAACCCGGTCGAGAGTCCTTATTACGATCTTCGGGTCGGTCGCTGGTATTACGTCGATAATCTTTTCAACCGTATTGCTGGCATTAGAAGTATTTTGGTATAGAGTAAGCAAAGTCGAAAGGGGACTAAATGCTAAATACGATACAGAACGAAAACTGCCTAGAAACTCTTGGGCGAATTAGCGACGAAACTATCGACCTAGTTCTTACGTCGCCGCCCTACGACAACCTACGAACTTACAACGGCTATTCTTTTGACTTTGAGAACGTAGCAAAAGAGTTAGTCCGAGCTTTGAAGCAGGGGGGGGTAATTGTGTGGGTAGTTGGCGACGCAGTTCTAAAAGGGTCTGAGAGCGGATCTAGTTTTAGACAAGCCCTGCGATTTATCGAGCTTGGTCTGAATCTTCACGACACTATGATTTTCGAAAAGAATAGCCCGGCTTACCCAGCAAAAGCCGACGGTAATCGCTATACCCAGATTTTCGAATATATGTTCATTCTCAGTAAAGGTAAGCCCAAGACCGCGAACCTTATTTGCGACAAGCCGAATAAGTGGGCGGGGTTCAAAGACTATTCGGGCAAACTGAAGAACCCAGTCCCAGACTTCTCGCCAAGAAACAATATTTGGCGGTTCGTAACTTCTATGAACGGAGTAAAGCACCCCGCACCCTTTCCCGAAGCTCTAGCCGCAGACCATATTGCTACTTGGTCTAACGAAGGCGAATTAGTTTACGACCCTTTTATGGGTTCCGGGACGACCGCTAAAATGTCGATTCTGAGCGGACGTAATTTTATTGGTTCGGAAATTAGTAGCGAATATGTTGCTTTAGCAAATGCTAGGCTGACCGCTACTCAGGCAGAGCTAGCTTTACGATTCCTAATCGACGATAAGAACTTCGTCTAGAAAGAAGAATTACCTATAACTAAATAGCAATACCACGAAATAGGGGCGTGTAAATCTTGGACTTTAGTTCAAGGTTCGGAGAGTGCCAACTCGTTAAGCCGAACTCAAGTCAATTTCCCGTCGATTCATAGTCGCGGTTTCAGTGGGTTAGAGCCAGACTGTTTAGCATACCCGGCGCAGAAATGAAGCTTTAGATCGGGTAAAAGTCGAAGAGAGATCGACAAGAGCGTCAGCGGCGTTACTAAACCGTATCTACCTAGTAACCGAAGAAGTCTGCTAACGCGTATGGCGTAGATAGTCGATATCGTAAGACTCGACCCCGACCGAAACCCAAGAGTCCCTTGGCGTTTGAGAGTTGGTGCGTAACTAAGCCCTTCTCTCTCCCTTCGAGAACCCGTAAGCGTTTATTAGATACTGCTAGGGTTTTTGTATGGACGAGCAGAAGATAGTTTGCGTTAGGTGCGGGCAGGTGAGCTTCGTTCCGCTTGATAAGCGCAAGCGCAAGGACGGGTTGTGCTTCAGTTGTCGTATGCGACCCGCTAAGACTATTAGTTATGGTTTCGGTAAGCCCTGTAAGCCGTGGGGTGGTGAGTTCGATCCAGACGATAACCCGCTTGTGGACGGTGAGTTGTTTATGCCCGGTGAGCGTATCTGCGGGCATAAGGACTGTGTGGAAGTTGAACATTGTCGGGTGTAACTGCTAGGCTCGAAGTATCTATCTGAAAGGGGTTGCTAAATGGCGACTATCAGCGTTAAGGGTTTTGCTACCCGTATTTTCTTCGAAGATCGTGGGGTCGAAGTTACTGAGTATTTCACCACTAAGAACGGTGAGTCAGCTCAAAGAAAGTTTACGGCTTGGTTCGAGAAGCCAGTTTCTTTTAGCGTGGGTGCTGAAGGTATTTTTAGCGGCGTGTTGTCTGCGGTTATCGACGAATGGAAGAACCCGGACGGTTCTCCAAAGTTGAATAAAGAAGGTAAGGCGGGTCAGTCGGTAAAGGTTTCGATAAACGGAACTAGCTTCGAACCGATCGGGTCTAACGTTTCTAACGCACCTGCTCAGACTTACACCGCTACCGACGCACCGTTCTAAATGTCCCGGTCGGAGTTTGGGTTCACCGTTTACGGTCGCCCAGCCCCGCAGGGTAGCAAGACTGCTTACGTTCGTGGGGGTCGCGCCGTTATGGTCGAATCGTCAAAGTATCTTCCAGAGTGGCGGTCTGCGGTTATGTTGGCGGCGAACGTTGCTCTAAATACTTCTATGGACGTTACGCCTTTTAGCGAACCCGTAAAGCTCGAAGTAGAGTTCTTTCTTGAACGCCCGAAGAAGTCGAAGTATGTGGACTATCCGGGCGGGAAACCTGATCTTGACCACTTGGTTCGTGCGGTGGGAGATTCTCTTACTCAAGCGGGGGTTTTGGCGGACGATTCCCTTATCGTCGAGATCGTAGCCCGCAAGCTTTGGACGGGCAATTCGGCTAGAGTCCTACCTTTTGCGGGGGCTAGGGTCTATTTATCTAGGGTTTAGGGCTTTATTACGGTTTGGTAACGACCTAAAAAACTTGTAGAAATACTGCCTATTTCCCCGAAACTTTGATACTCTAAAGGGGTAGCCAACAAGGGCTACAGAATAGGGAGTAAAAGAAATGACCGAAGTAATCGCAACTCTAACCGCCGCAGTAGAAGCTCTAGAGATCGCAAAGACTCAAGCTTGGGACAAACTACAGGCTGAGAAAACTATCGGAGCAGACGGTAAAACTTACTGGGATAGAAACTCAATGAACCTTCGTGCGGCGTATCAAGCACTCAAGGGTCAGCACCTAGCCGCAGTCGAGATTCTAAACTCGGTGGTCGCATAATGACTAGGGCGCAACTACAAACACTCAACACCGAAGAACTCTACGCACTAGCAAACGGTTTTCGTAAAGCTTTTGTCGTCGCATACGAAGAGAAAGACCTAATCGTTGGTCAGTATGCCCAAGACGCACTAGAGATAGTCCAAGACATTATCTTTGAGCGTCAGATCGACGACCTAAACAAACTTCAGGGGGCGAACTAATGACTCTTCAAGAACTCTCAAACAACGAAATCGAAGAAGCCCTAGAGCGTTACGACAATCTCTATACCGAAGCCCTAGAAACTTTCGACGGCGGACTTATGAACTCGATTCTCAAACTCTGGGAAGAAGTCGAGAACGAAGCTATCAAGCGTGGACTAATTGAGAAGGTCGGTGCGTAATGCGTTGGTTCTATTTCCAAACCGATAAGGGAAAGAAAATTGCTATTCAAGCAATGACCCGCCGTGAAGCCGCCCGTATCTTCTTGAAGGAGTTTGCTAACTAATGACTTACAAAGCAGACGACGAAATCACGATCACCTTCAGCGGACTCAAGCTCGCACAGAACGAAGCGTTCCAAGAAGGAATCGCTTTCGCCACTAACCGACTTGCCCGGTTCTTCGACAAAGAACCTAACCTGCCGAAAATAATGGAGTTCCTAGACCTTCTAAAGCACGTCGATCTCTACAACGAAGGCGACGAAGGTTGCTCTTGTGAAGAGAACTGCGACGCTGAAGGGTGTGAAGCGTGAAAGAACTACTAATCGTTCTCGGCTTCGTTGCCGTAATCGTTGTTTTCGACTGGATCGCTAACGAACTCGCAAAAGAAGCGAATTGGGTTCTAGCCCTAACGTTCTTCGGCGGGTTTACCTATTTCCTAATCAAAGTCATTAAGGAGAGTAAGAAGTAATGGAAACCTTCAACAAACTAGAAAAGGCTTTTATCGAGTTCGATACTCAAAACCCGGAAGTCTATAAACAGTTAGTCCGCCTAGCCCGCCAATGGGTGAACGCGGGCGGCGCAAAGCTCGGTATAGCGACTCTCTTCGAGAAACTTCGTTGGGAGTGGCACGTAGCGGGGCTAACCGACTCGGACGGCTACAAACTCAACAACAACTACCGTTCGCTTTACGCCCGAAAGATTATGAAGAACGAACCCGATCTTGACGGAGTTTTCGAGATACGCACTCTTGCTAGTGAGCGTAGCCCTATGGTTTGGAGTTCGACACTATGAGCGAGCAAAGAATCAAAGACACCGCCGATCTTGTGAACGAGATTATCGTCGAAGCAACCCGGTTCACCGACCGAATCGACGAAGCCTATTCCGCCCAAGACCCCGAAGTTTTGGCTATTCAGACCGCCGCCCGCCGCTCTCTAATAGCGCACCTTCAAAGAGTTTTCGGGGGGCTAGAGTGATCGCTACCCCTATCTATGACTCTATGAAGTCAATGCTTGACCTAGCCCGCAAGACCGCCAGACTCGAAGCAAGAGCCGAGATTCTGAAGGAACTGAAGGCGATACCTAAACCGACCAGACAAGTTACCGACCTTATTAGAAAGTTTGAGAGTAATGAAACTAGAGCTTGAATCAACCGACCTATCGACCGCAGTTATGGACGCGGTAGCGATCGGTAAGCAGTTAGAACGTCAGCGAATTATTGCTCTTCTGGCGGCGATAAAGGATAACTGGCAGAAACCGCCCGCTCTTCACTACCCGAACGAACTGTTTAAGATTATGAACCTAATCTCTGAAACTGCCGACCGGGACGAAGTTAGATCGGCGGAACTTTACTTCGGGGCTAAAGCCGAGCGTCTAAGAATCATCAAGCAAATCGAGCGACGCATCTGCTTCGACGCATTAGACGACCCGGACGGTCGTTGTATTCATCACGGCGGTAAGTGCTACGACTTGCGCCAACTGATTACCCGCCTAGAAGGGGAAGAGAGTGCCTAGCCCTAATGACCGCCCAATGACTGAAGAAGAAGAAGTCGCTTACGACGCTGGGCTTGTGGACGGGCGTATCGAAGAGCGGCAGAAAATGCTTGACCTTCTACGACACCTGCGGAAGCAAGCTCAAGAGAAGAACCTATCTCAGACCGCGAATATAAACGCCATAATCGCTATCCTGAAGGGAACTAAAGACAATGATATTTAACGAAGATTGTCTAGTAACTATGTCGAAACTCGATCCTGAATCTATCGACCTAGTAGTTACTTCACCGCCCTACGATAACCTTCGTAATTACAATGGCTTTTCTTTTGACTTCGAGAAGGTATCGAAGGCACTCTTTCGGGTTATGAAGCCGGGCGGCGTAGTTGTTTGGGTCGTTGGCGACGCAACTATCAAAGGTAGCGAGTCCGGGACTTCTTTTAGGCAAGCTTTAGGTTTTATGGACTTGGGGTTCAATCTCCACGACACTATGATTTGGGAAAAGACTGGACGCTTGCCCACGCAAGACCGCTACTATGCCATTTTCGAATATATGTTTGTTTTCAGTAAAGGCAAACCGAAGTCTATGAACTTTATTTGTGATCATAAGAACGCTCAGAGTGGTCAAGTGCGCCAGAAAGACCGCACTATAAATAAAGGCAAACGAGTCGCTGGCGAAGGTGTTTTCGTAACTAAAGAGTTTTCAAGGCGACCTAACATTTGGAAGATTCATAATATGGGCAATAAGTCGGGACACCCCGCTATCTTCCCTGAGCAGTTGGCGACCGACCATATTCTTTCTTGGTCGAACGAAGGCGACTTAGTTTACGACCCTTTTCTTGGTTCGGGAACTACCGCTTTAGCCGCTATAAAGAATAAAAGAAACTGGATCGGCTCGGAAATAAGTTCCGACTATACAGAAATAGCTAATGAGCGAATCAAACTACTAAAGGAGAGAAATGCCTAAGACCGCTAAAGAAGTAGACCTTTTCTGGAAACGACTCGAAGCAGAACGCCACGATCAGACTTGGCTTCACCCGGTCGCCCGTAAAGCCGACCCCGCACCCGAACAGGCAAAGCTCGATAACCGTATCCGCGACAACGTGATGTTTCACGCTGGACGATACTACGAAGGGGCTAGGGACGCTAAAGCGGTTCGGGCGCACCTAAACGCGCAGAAGATTATCGACCGCGAGAAGAGCGGGAAATGAATCGCCGCCAGCAGTTAGTTCTTGAAGCCGCCCTGCTACTTGAAGCCCGCCTTATCTGGTCGGACGATCTCGAATCTATCCGCCCGTATCTTGCGGAGTGGTTGAAGAAGCAGTCGAAGAAACGTAAGCCTAAAGCGTTAGCGGTGAACCTATCCGCCGCCCTGCTTGACGACTTCTCGAATAACCTAACGGTAGACTAACCGTATGAGTTTACTTAGCGGGCTTACACCGCCAAATAAAAACCCCCAATGCCCCGTAATACGAGTGGCAGACAAACTATCAAAAGAAGATAAGCAGATTCTTTTAGAAGCTCTGGCTAACCCTGCTTGGTCTTTGAACGCCCTATGGAAAGAAACTTACCGAAGGGGTCTTACTCTTAGCCGTGCGGCTATGTCTGCTCACCGGGCTAACGAGTGTGCCTGTAATGCTTGAGAACCTTCAACCTGCCCCGAAGATCGACGCACCCGTTGGCTGGAAACCCGCCGTCGAGTTCAACGGGTCAGAAGGCGAAGCAACTACTAACGGTTATGCGGTTGAAGATAGACCGAACTTCGACGAGTTCCTTCTCGACGCGGGCTTCGACCCGGCAGAGATTGAGATAGTCGGAGAGCCTAGAACTAGCAGGTGGCAAAGATACGACGGGACTTGGCTCACCGCTTACCGTTTCCGCTTCCGCAAGATAACTTCGGTTATCGACCTGCCTTTGCTCTACTCGCAAGCAAAACGTACAAAATATACGAAACCTAAAACCGAGCTAAACGATAAGGCTTTAGTAGTTCTATGGTCAGATCTACAGGTCGGCAAGGTGGCTAGTCGCGGCGGGGTCGCCGAGCTTATTCAGCGGGTTCACGAAAAGACCGAAGCTCTTATCGCCTTTGCTAAGAAGGAGAAGATTAGCAGGGTTATCTTTTGCGACGTGGGCGATACTATCGAGAACTTCGGTAACGCCGCGAACCTAGCGCAGTTACAGTCGAACGACTTATCTCTTATGGCTCAGGTCGATCTCGCAACTACTCTCGCTTGGGAAACTCTAAAGCAACTATCGAAGCTCGCCCCAGAAGTTACTTACGCTTCGGTCGGTTCGAATCATTGCCAATGGCGGGTCAGTAAGCAACGGGTAGGGACACCGACGGACGACTGGGCTATTCATATCGGACGCACTCTTGCCCGGCTCTCTAACGAAGTCGGTCTGGGAATAAAGTTTCTAGAACCGCACCGCGACGACGAATCGCTAATCGTAGATGTTTTCGGCGACAACTTTCATAGGCTCGGACTAGCTCACGGACACCAAGCGAACCGACCCGAAGGAGTCCCGAATTGGTGGAAAGCGCAAGCGTTCGGTAATCAACCCGTAGCCGCCGCAACGATTCTTGCCAGCGGACACTTCCACCACCTAAGAGTTCAAGAAATAGCTTCGACCGAGCGGGGATCTAGCCGCTACTGGGTTCAAGCCGCAACGCTCGATAACGGTTCGGACTGGTATCGACTTACCAGCGGCGAAGATTCAGCACCCGGTCTAGTCTGCTTCGTTCTAGAAAAGAACGTCGAGTTTACGGGGACAGTAGTAAAGCTTTAGACTTACTGCTCTACGAAAGGGAATTATGTGTTACTGCGGGCTACCCGCAAAGGCTAAAGGTCTTTGCTCTAAACATTACTTGGCGGACTATCGCCGCCGTAAAGAAGCGGGTGAGATCGTGAAAACTTCTATGGGTGCTATTCTTATCGCCCGAACCCGAACGAAAGTTCCGGGAGTAAAGCATACGGACTGCGGCGTTCCCGGTTGCGACCTACCGCTGAAGGCTCGGAATCTTTGCGCTAAACACTATCTTCGACTCAACCGATCAGAAAAGAAAAGAAACAATGACCGCTCAGGAAATAACCCTAGTAATCGTTAGGCACTATCAGATGTGCTTAGAGTATGGGGCGACTAGGGAAGCGGCTATCCTTCGAGAGATTCTTCTAGAGATAAAGGGTAAGTAATGCCGCTCTACGAATACGTTTGCGAGAACGGACATAAGCTCGTAGAGATACGCTCGATCCACGACGACAACGAACCGACCGTCTGCCCAGACTGCGGACTGAAACTAGCTCAAGTAATTGCGGGCGTATCAGTATCCTTCAAGGGGTCAGGGTTCTACTCGACAGACCGAAACAAACAATAAAAGAAAAGACCTACTATGCCCCGCCTACCCGAACCCTGCCTAACCTGTGGAAGGCTCTCGACTAACGGAAGTCGGTGCGAAGCTCACGCTTACGAAGTCGAGCGGGCTAGGAACTCTGAGAGAGCAAAAACTAAACGACAGACTGGTCAATACTCAGGTGCTTACAAACGCCTATCTAAGATCGTGAGAGCAACCGCCGTAGTCTGCCACCTATGCGGTAAACCCTTCGAACCGGGCGACCAAATCGAAGCCGACCACCTAACCCCGTCTACGCCCGTCAGCGACCTATCACAGTTAGCCCCAGCCCATAGGTCTTGTAACGCCAGTCGCGGCTCAAAACCCGTCTAAACGCCACCTAGCCCCGTATAACCCCCACCCGTACACTACGGGGGGCGGGTCAAACCTACCTACCTAGTTTCTTTTCTA